TGAAAAGAGGGTTAAAAGATTTGAAATCGTTGAGAAGGAAGCGGTAGAAGTGGATTTATGTTAGCTGTGAAGTAAACCTCGTAGGCACCAGCTCGTGGGGGTTTCGGTACGTCATTGGCTACCCCTCACGATGTAATGGCACTTTGAGGTGTTTTCACAGCTAAAGAGCAGAACCAGGTCTTTTCCTGTTGTACTCAATGGTGAGATAGCCCGCAGTTTCTAATTGCGAGTCTCATCCTACACCATTACGTACGGACTTACCAAACAAAAATACGGAATGTACGAATCTTCTGGGGCGTGGAAAATGATGGCACTTGGTGTAGTTGCCGTCGCCGCCCAAACTCTAGCAATTCGCTTGACGAACAAGCTTTGCGCACTCTGGGGCTATAGAAGTCTCTGGGGGGAGCGTCCAGTACATACACTCGCTGCAGTCTCCCGAATGGAGAGCGACACCCAGGACAGGAGGTCGGACATGATGTCCATGCGAGAAATGAAGCACGCGAAAGCCAAATATCAGTGGTTTGATGTTGGTTATTCTGCTTCCGGGGTTAATCTCAATAGAAATGCGTTCGGTGAGCGAACAAATAAGCCAGTTAGGGCTCTCGTTTCTATGGAACTGTTGAGGCAAATTTCAGTTCCCTCCGTTACATTGTCTGAAGATGTCATCACTTGCAGACAAAGAGCATCAATGATTGCCAAATCCACACACACAGTAAATCTCGACGCTGAAATGTACAAGCGCGATGGATGTGATGTGGTGACGAACACTATCGACTTAGTGGTAGGGCTGTGGGAACAGCACCGCCAGAGTCGGTCGCGTTTTGTCTGAGTCCTTGCAATGAGGTGGGAACTCGACAGTATCTAGTAGGTTACCGGTATTTAGAGAACGAAATGCCGGAGATTCCGCCTGTGAAAGACACGGTGGTTATTTCAAGACCTCTTCAAGTAGACCTTGGTAAGCGTCCAATTGTCAGAGCTAGTGCCGGATGTCATGTCAATAATGTGGCAAGACCGGTACCTGACAAACTTGATCCAGATACTGCAGTTGCAGGGGCCCGATATAGGTTTCTACGTAAACCGCCTCCCAATACCGCAAAGGCGAAGAAAGCCTACCCCGAGTTAATGCGGGAGTTCAAACGGTTTGTTCAAAAGGAGGTCCGCCGGAGATATGTTCCTATTTCCGCCGATGCAGATGTGAGCGTTGAGCATTGGCTAAGCCACACTGATTACCCCGACTGGAGGCGCAAAGAGCTCCAAGTAGTATGGGATGGCGTTGGAAGTATATGGGACCCCGAGAAGGTCCACATTTTCTTCAGATGCAGCTCCTTCGTGAAAGATGAAGGCTATGACACATACAAGCACGCGCGTTCCATCAATTCGCGCTCTGATGCATTTAAGTGTGCTGTCGGCCCTATCTTTAAGCTGATGGAAGAGGAAGTCTATAAGGATCCTTCTTTCATAAAGCATGTTCCAGTTGCAGATCGTCCAGATTATATAATGGATCGTTTGTACCGCGTTGGTGCCAAATATCTGGCGACAGACTTCACGTCCTTTGAGGCTCTGTTTACCAAAGAAATGATGATGGCCTGTGAGTTCGTTCTCTACGAACACATGACCCAGTTCCTACCGACAGGAGTGGAATTCATGCGTCTGATAACAGACGTCATAGGCGGCATGACATTGTGCCAATTCAAGACATTTAGTGTGCAAGTAGAAGCTACTAGAATGTCTGGCGAGATGTGCACGTCCTTGGGCAACGGGTTTTCAAACCTCATGTTCATGTTGTTCCTTTGTGAGAAGAAGGGATGTTCAGACGTTGTAGGAGTCGTTGAAGGAGACGATGGTCTTTTTACGATGGAGGGGACTCCCCCCTCGACTGATGATTTCGCTGATCTTGGCTTGATCATCAAGTGTGATGTCCATATGGAAATATCCACTGCGTCCTTTTGTGGCTTGATATTTGATCCCACGGATCGAGTAAATGTCACAGATCCTCGTAAAGTCTTAGCTGACTTTGCCTGGGTGACACGCCAATACGCTGGAGCTCGCGAATATAAGCTCCAGATGTTATTGAGGTGTAAGGCGATGTCCCTAGCTCATCAATATCCTGGTTGTCCCATCTTGTCATCATTGGCAAAGTATGGGTTGAGGTGCACTCCCATTAGATCGAGGGAGCGACTCTTAAAAATAGTCAACCAGAAAGGTTTCATGTCCACTTTCAAAATGAGTGAGATGTCTAACGCCATTCTGTACGGCCGAATACCGTGCAAGGAAATCCCGATGAACACGAGATTCCTTGTTGAACAGCAGTTTGGTTTCACGGTGGAAGCACAGCTTTCACTAGAAAAGTATTTGGACTCCCTAAATGAGCTCCAACCATTGGATCACTGGTGTCTGGACCTGATCATGCCTCAACTATGGCGTGACCATTTTGACAGATATTCATTCCGGGCCAATCGGATCGACAAGTGGTTAGATCACATGCCGATGTCTTTTCCTCACACGGGCCGCAGCGCCGAGTGGGATGTGAACGATATGCCTAAGTCCCTAAGTCATAAAAAAGATTGGGCAGCAAAATTCTCTGGGAAGCTTCGTGAACTTCCAATGCGCCAGCCTAAGGGCGCAATAGAAAATGCATGAGGAGA